CGTTAAAGTGTTTGAAGGTCTTGCTCGCTATGTTGAGGACCCCTATGTCACTTTTAATGACTTAGCTTGGAATGCAGCTTACGCTGCTACTCTGAAAGCTTTCTCATTGCCACAAAGTGTCTATCAACATAAAGACTATGTCTACTTACGTCTTGCTATTAAAGATGAGAAGTCGAGCGGAGCTCCAGAGTTTACAGATAAGGGTAAGGTCTTTGATAAAGATCTGAAGCGTATGGAGAAGTGGCTATCCAATCAGATCGCGCCACAACCTTGTGTTGCTCAGCACAGAGTTCAATTTGGTCCAAAGACCCGCCTCGTCTGGGCTTATCCCCAGATGGTAACCTTAGCGGAGGCTTCTTTCGCTAGACCTCTTATTGATGCGTATGTACCTTTACGCACAGTTATGGCTAACGGAAAACACCATCATAAGGTATCTGCAATGATGACTCCAATGTTTAATGCGAGGGCTAGATATGGGTTGGACATGTCCAGGTTCGATTCATCCCCCTGTCGACCATTAATTAATATGGCCTTTAACATCCTTGCATCTAACATTGATTGGAGTAGGTCTTCACATGAAGATTGGGAGAAGGTAAAGCATTATTTTATTCATACCCCTATCCTCATGCCTGATGGTTATGTGTATACAAAGCACAAAGGAGTACCATCGGGAAGTTATTTCACACAGCTCATTGATAGTGTGATAAACCACTTTATCATCCAGTATGTATACTACATCCTTACTAAGGGACAGACTATATTCTTGGACAGGATTTTAGTCTTGGGTGATGACTCTCTATTCTCCTCTCCCTTCGCGATCAGTCTACATGACTTTGATCGTGAATTCAAGAAGATTGGTTTCTCTCTAAACACAAAGAAGACATGCTCAATTATTGATGGTCGAGCAAATTATCTTCGTGTGTATCATGGAGAACCCGAGTTACATCAGACTGAGTTCCTCGGTCATATGTGGAAGCATGGCTTTATTGATAGGCCAGCTAGAGATGTCGCTGTTAGAATGATATATCCTGAGCGAGATAATAGAAGCAAAGAGAAGGATCCTAGACGACGCATCCGTTCTAGAATCTACCCATATATTGCTGATGCGCTAGTCGCACATACTATTATCTATAAATATCAGAAGACAAAGACAAATGACATTCCATCTATGTATGCAAATATTGATGTAAATTGGGATCAATCGAGTATTGGTTGGAAGGAACACTTATCCACCTTCTCTAATGAATCATTGTGTAGGGATTCCCTTACACAAGCGTAT